CCCGCGTTCGTTCGGGTTAGGGAAAAGGCATTAACCCCCCATGCCCGCCCATTCAAAGGCAGCGGAACAGCAGGACATCGCAGCTGCAGTGAAAGGCTGCGCGTTCGAACCGCCCGACGACCTGTCGGAGCGTGGCGCCGCACTATGGGTCGAAGTGATGCAGACCCATCCGGGGTCATTCTGGAAGCGGACGCATCTGCCGTTCCTTCGTCAGTACATCGACGCCGTAATGGCGTGCGATCAGCTCGACGCGGAAATCAAGGAACAGGGTTATGTCTGCCGGGGCGAAAAGGGCGGGCTGTACATGAACCCGCTGGTCAACGTCCGCGACCGCGAGCGCGCGCAGATGAAACAGCTCGCGCGGATGCTGGGTCTTTCGCCGGACACGACGCTGGATTCGGCGGCGGATAAGCTCGCGTCGCAGCGAGCGAAGCAACGCGCCGCTGCCGTCGCTGATGCGATGAACGATTCGCAAGGCCTGATCCCGGGCCTAGAGCGCATCAGCTAACCCGCGCAGCTCGCCCATGGAAAGCGTGACCGTCGGCGCCGTCATAGCAGACACGCCGCCGGAAACGGCGCCGCCGCGACGTCGAGCGCGCAGGCTTTCGCGCGCGGCGCTGGTCATCCTGTTTATTGAAAAATATTGCAGGGTCCCGGAAGGCGAACACGTCGGAAAGCCGCTTCGCCTTGATCGCTTTCAGCGGCGTTTCATCGTTGACGTCTACAACAACCGCGCCGGGACGCGGCGCGCCTACCTGTCGATGGCGCGGAAGAACGGAAAGTCCGCGCTGATCGCGGCGCTGGTGCTGGTGCATCTGGTCGGTCCGGAAATGCGCCCGAACTCGCAGATCATTTCCGGGGCGCGATCGCGCGATCAGGCGGCGCTGGTGTTTGCCCTGGCGGAAAAAATGATCCTGCTCGACGCGACGCTGGCGTCCGTCGTGCGCGTGATCCCGTCGCAGAAACGACTGGTCGGCGTCCCGGGTAACGTCGAGTTCCGCGCGCTGTCGGCGGAAGCTGGGACCGCGCATGGACTGTCGCCTGCGCTCGCGATTCTTGACGAAGTCGGTCAGGTCCATGGTCCGGTCGATGCGTTCATCGACGCGATCCAGACCGCGCAGGGCGCGCACGCCGATCCGCTGCTGATCGCGATCAGCACGCAGGCGCCGGGGGACGGCGACCTGTTCAGCATCTGGCTGGACGACGCCGCACGGTCGAGTGACGCGCGCATCGTGTCGCACGTCTATACGGCGCCGACCGACGTCGAGCTGGACGACCCGAAGGGCTGGGAGGCAGCGAACCCCGCCGCCGGAAAGTTCCGATCGCTCGAGGAAATCAAGGAAGCGGCGGAACGTGCAAAGCGCATGCCGTCGTTCGAAGCGACGTTCCGAAATCTGTACCTGAACCAGCGCATCGCGTTGCAGACGCTGTTCATCGCGCCCGCCGTCTGGCGCGAAAACGAAGGCGCCGTCAGCGCTGCGCTGTTCCGCGACGGGCGCGCTGTGACGTGCGGCATCGACCTATCCGCGACGACGGACCTGACCGCAGCGATCTTCGCGACGAAGGATGACGGCGGCATCGTGCAGCTGCTCGCGTTCGTCTTCACGCCCGCCGACACGGTCGAGGATCGCGCGCGAGCTGACCGCGCACCTTATCCGCAGTTCATCCGCGACGGCGCCATGATCGCGGTCCCGGGCAAGGTCGTTAATTACGAATGGGTCGCGCAGTACCTGGCGAAGGCGTCCGAAGGGATGCGGATCACGCGCTGCGCGTTCGACCGCTGGCGCATCGAAGAACTGCGGCGCCATGCGCAGGCCTGCAGCTTCGCGACCGGCGCCGACTGGCAGGCCTTCGGACAGGGGTTCCAGTCGATGTCGCCTGCGCTCGCGAACTTCGAAACGCTGCTGCTGGAACGTCGGCTGCGGCACGGCGGACAGCCGCTGCTGCGCATGGGCGCAGCTGGCGCCGTCGTCGCGCGTGATCCCGCAGGAAACCGGAAGCTCGACAAGGCGAAGGCGAAGTCGCGCATCGACGCGCTGGTCGCCGCCGTGATGGCAGTCCACGTCCTGGTGGACGCGCCCGTCAAGCATGCGCCGCGAATCTTCATGCTGGGGTCCTGATGAACCGTGACGGCGAAATCGTCTGGCGCGCGATGCTCGACTGTCGCTTCCGTGTTCAGGTCGAGCGACGCGGACCGTGGCAGGGGCAGTTCTCGATCGCGGACGAAACCGGGACCGTCCTGCTGCAGGAACCCGTCAGCCTGTCTTATGGCGCGATGTTCGGACCCGACGGCGCCGACGTGCGCGACTGGCAGCATCGCGCCGAACATTTCATCGCATGGTTTGCACGCGAGGAGGAAGGGGGAAACCCCCGCCCACGATGCCGAACGTAACGACATGCAGCGTCTGCGGCGAGCTGTACGAAGCGAGCAGCGAGGAAACCGCGAACGAACCCCGGCGCCGCTGCGCGCTGTGTTCGAAGCTTGCCGACCGTGGTCCCTACTGCCCGCGCTGCGGCTGGCGCAAATGGGGACCCGATTCGTGGAACGGGCGCAGCTGCAAATGCGGTGCGTCATACCGGAGGATGAACGCATGAAATACATCATCGCTCGCGACGGTCGCTATTACGCCGGTTTCTTCGACGGCAAGCCGACATGGTCGCGCACGCGCACGCCGGAAACGCAGTTCGACGCCGACATCGCGGAACGCATCGCGCAGCAGCTGAAAGGGCTGGGGTTCGTCGGCGTCGAAGTGCAGCTCTATCAGCCGCGCAAAAAGGCGGCGGCGGCATGACGCCCGCGAAGATCGACGCGCTGCTGATTCGCTTCGCCGACATCGACATCGCTGAACAGCCGCGCGTTCTTATGTGGGCGTTCTACAAAGCGATGATGACCGCTGAACACATGGGCGGGCCTGACCTGGCGGACGCGTTCTTCTGGTTCCGCGATGGCTGGCGCGCTCGCGATCGAGCGACCGCAGCAGACTTCCAGCGTGCGGCGACGTCCGGATGATCGCTGCGATCCGTTCGCTGTTCGTTGTCGGTCGTTCAGTGTTCGTAACTCATGCAACCTTTGACAGCGCGTCACTGCGCTACTACAAAGCGATCCATGCAAGAGCAACGCACGCGCCCGGGAAGGCGGGAACGTGCGGACAAGCCGGGACGTAGCAAGGGGTAGCGTCAAAGCGGCGACGGTGCGGAAGCGATAGAGCGCTTCCGGTAAATCCGGCCCTGACCTTGGGCCGACTATGTTCGCCGTCATCCGCAAAGATGCCCAGCTTCAGCTGGGCGCCGAACAGGACACCATCGAAGTCGTCGCGTCCGACGAAACCGTCGATCGCTACGGCGACATCATCCGCGCTGAAGGCTGGCAGCTGCAGGACTTCAAGCGCAACCCCGTTGTTCTCTTCGCGCACGATTCGACCCAGCCGGTCGGCACGGCGCCCCGCGTATGGCGCGAAGGGAAGCAGCTGCGCGCTTTGATCAAGCTCGCGGCGCAGGGGACCAGCGAGCTGATCGACCTGGTTCGCTCGCTGATCGCGCAGAAAGTTCTGCGCGCCGTGTCGGTCGGTTTCCGCCCGACCGTCGAACCGAACCGCATCCGCGACGCTGAAGATCGCGTGACTGGTTTCGAGTTCATCGGGCAGGAACTGCTGGAACTTTCGATCGTCGCGGTCGGCGCGAATCCCGAAGCGCTCGCGATCGCGAAGACGATGAACCTGAACTTTTCAGACGCGACCATCCGTCGCGTCTTCGCAGCTGGCGTGTCTGCCAGCGTCGCGACCGACGTCGGGCAGCGCGAGCGGACGCGCACGCTGCTTTACGTCAAAAGACTGCGTGTCTGCAGTCGCCAACCCGCAAACGCTGAAGCAAAGGAAAGCTGCAATGCCACTAGCTGACCAACTTCGCGCCCTGGAACGCGACCGCGATGCGCTGCTCGATCGCATGGAATCGCTGGTCGTTCAGGCCGAAACCGAATCGCGCGGGCTGACGCCCGACGAAGTGAAGCAACGCGACGAGCTGAAAACGCAGATCGACGCAATCGTCCTTCGTCATACGACCGTCGGCGAAGCGCTGGAATACCAGAAGCGGCGCACTGTCGCCGCGCAACATCCGACCGACCCGAACGACCCGAAGGACCCGACCGATCCCGCAAGCGCTGCGCTGCCGAAGTTCGACACGCCGCGCCAGCCGGTCGCGAAGCTCGCGCCCGGGGTCCGGTTCGCGCGTTACGCCGCGGCGATCGGCGCCGCGAAAGGGAACCTGATGCAAGCGCTCGAAATCGCGAAGCGCTGGCGGCAGGATTCGCCGGAAGTCGAACGCGTGCTGCGCGCCGCGATCGCCGTCGGCACGACGACCGACCCCGCATGGGCCGGATCGCTTGTCGAATATCGCGTCATGGCCGACGAGTTCATCGGCCTGCTGACGCCGCAGACGATCATCGGGCAGCTGCCCGTCCGGCGCGTGCCGTTCCTGGTGCGCATCCCGCGCGCGCTGTCCGGCGCGACCGCGCAATGGGTCGGCGAAGGAAAACCGAAACCCGTTTCGAAGGGCGCGTTCGATTCGATCACGGTCCCGCAGCACAAGCTGGCAGTGATCAGCGTCCTGACGCAGGAACTGGTCCGCTTCAGCAACCCGTCGGCGGAAGTGCTGGTGCGCGACATGCTGATCCAAGCGATCAGCGACGAAATGAACGCTGCGTTCATCAGTCCGGCGTCGGCGGCAGTGGCGGACGTCAAGCCTGCGTCGATCACGAACGGCGTCGCGCCGATCGCGGGATCGCCGTTCCTTGGCACGGCGGCGAACATCCGCAGCGCAGGCCTGACGATGGTCGGAAACATGGTCGGCGCGAACTTCCCGCTGGGGTCGCTGCGCTGGGTCATGAACCCGACGCTGCTGATGTACATGACGGGCCTTCGCACGGCGCAGGACACGCCCGCCTTCCCGGAGCTGTCGCAGGGGAACTTCCTTGGAATCCCGTTCGTGACCAGCACGACGGTTCCGATCACGGCGGGTCCGCCGGTCAGCTCGCCGCTGGTGCTGGTCGATTGCAGCTCGATCCTGCTCGCGGATGACGGTCAGGTAACGATCGACATCAGCCGCGAAGCGACGGTCGAAATGTCGGACGCGCCGGACGGGACGGGGACCATGGTTTCGCTGTGGCAAGCGAACCTGGTCGGCATCCTCGCCGAACGGTTCATCACGTGGGTCAAGGGTCGCGCGGGTAACGTGCAGCTCGCGCAGATCACGCACGCCCCGGCGTAGCGCCCGAAGCGGACGACCGTGGATCGTCTTCTGGTGCTCTCGCTGTTCCCGGGTCTAGGCCTGCTGGATCGAGCATTCGAAGAATCAGGTTTCACGGTCGTCCGTGGTCCGGACGTCCTATGGGGCGGCGACGTGCGCAGCTTTCACGTTCGCCCCGGCGTGTTCTGCGGGCTGATCGGGGGTCCGCCCTGTCAGTCGCGTTCGACTGCCGGTCAGATCGTCGGAACGGACGCTGTCGATTTGATCCCCGAATTCGTGCGCGTTTTCCATGAAGGCGCCTTCAGCTGGTGCGTCATGGAAAACGTAGGCGGGCATATCAACCATCCCGGCATTCCGCGCGACTGGCATCCGGCGCGGCTGCGCGACTGGGACTGCGGCGGCGAGACAACGCGACGCCGCGCGTTCTGGACGTGGCCGTTCATGGTGCTGGACCCGACGCCGCGAGCTGGCGAACCGTCGCATTCGGTCATGGCGACGACATGGAAGCGCGGGCGCAGCTCGTCGCAGTACGTCGCCGACAAAGGTTTTCTCCCCGGCGATCTACCGATCGAGGAATACGAACGACTGCAGGGCGCGCCCGGGATCACGCAAGGCCTGCGCGATGCGCGCGCCAGCCGCGCGCTGATGGTGCATCTGCTGGGGAACGGCGTCCCGCTGTCGATGGGACGGTTCATCGCGCGCGCCGTGCTGGATCAGCAGTCATTTTTTTTTCGGAAAGCAGCATGAGCAAACGCAAGCGTGACGAAGCGATCCAGCTGCGCGTAACGACGCCGTTCATTCATCGCGGGCAGCGCGTGCTGGTCGGCGACGTGATCGAGTGCAACAGCGAGGAAGCGGAAGGCGCGCTGTCGCTTGGCTGGGCGGCGCGCCTGGTGAACGGCGACGGCGCCGGTCGCCATGAGCGACGCGACATGCGAGCGAAATCATGATCAACGTCTATGCGCCCGGGATCGGGACGGTATATCGCCCAAGGGTCCACGCCCCGCAAGCGAACGGCGCCGTAACGTCCCGGGCGCGCCAACCATGAAACCGCGCGGGCTGTTCTCGCGCCTGATGCGCGGCATCGCTGCGCTGTGGCCTTCGATGCCCGGGGGCTGGGGTTACTGGAACGTGATCCGCGAACCGTTCCGGGGCGCATGGCAGCGGAACATGGGATGCACGGAACAGTCGCTGCTCGCCTATAGCGGCGTCTTCGCGTGCTGCACGATCATCGCGGGCGACGTCGCGAAGCTGCCCGTTCACGTCTATCGCGTGAAGGAAGACGGCGAGCGCGAGGAAGCGACGACGCACTGGGCGTTCCGGCTGTTCCGGAAACCGAACGCTTACCAGACGCGCTTCGACCTGATTCAGCAGTTCATGTCTTCGCTGCTGCTGACCGGAAACGCGTATCTGTTTTTCGAGCTGGACGACCGCAACGCGCCGAGCGCGATGCACGTGCTGGACCCGCGCCGCGTCACGTTCCTTGTCAGCGACGAAACCGGCGACGTGTTCTATGCGGTGAAGCGATCGCCCTTCAGCCAGCGCGCCGACGAAATCGTATGGGTCCCGGCGTTCCGCGTCCTGCATCACCGCGTCTTCACGACGGCGAATCCGCTGCAGGGCGTCAGTCCCCTGGTTGCAGCTGCGCAGTCGGCGGGGACCGGACTCCGGATCGGCATGAACAGCGAAGCGTTCTTCGACAACGCGGCGCGCCCGTCCGGCGTGCTGACGGCGCCAGCCGGGATCAGCGAACCGGACGCGAAGCGTCTGCAGGCCGAATGGAAGGAAGCTAATTCGAAGTCGAACAGCGGGAACGTCGCGCTGCTGACGGCGGACCTGAAATGGCAACCGCTGGGGATGACGGCGGAAGACGCGCAGCTGATCGATCAGCTGCGCTGGTCGCTGAACGACGTCGCGCGCTGCTTCCGCGTCCCGCCTTTCATGCTGGGCGACATGGAAAAGACTTCGTTCCGCAACAGCGAGCAGCTGATGCGCAACTATTACAGCGGCTGTCTGCAGTCGCAGATCGAAGCGCTGGAAAACCGCTTCGAAACTTTCTTCGAATTCGGTCCCGACATGCAGATCGAGTTCGACCTGGCCGAGCTGCTGCGGACCGATCTGGACGTCCGATATAAGGCCTACAGCGAAGGCATTCAGTCCGGGTTCCTCACGATCAACGAAGCGCGCGCGCGCGAATCGCTGCCGCGCATCACTGGCGGCGATGAACCGCTGGTTCAGATGCAATACCGCCCGCTGTCGCAAGCGATCCGCGACGGCGCGTCCACGCCCCCAGCTGCAACCCCCACAAACGACCCCGCAGCGTCGGACGGCACGGACGCGCCGGACGCGGAAGCGGAAGCAGAAGCGGAAGCGGAACTGTCGGCGATGCTCGCGCGGGTCATGCGATGACCGATCCGCTGAAGGTCATCGAAGCGCTGCTGGCGCGCTATCACGCCGCGACGATCATTCCGCTGCTCGCGCGCATTGCGCTTCTGGAAAAGCGCTGCGACGAGCTGCAGCGCGCGGCGCGTCGCGGTCATCGCGGGACCTACATCGCAGGCGCCCTGTACGAAATCGGAGAGGAAGTCGCGCTGAACGGTTCGACATGGCGCGCCCTGGTGGACGACCCGAAGAACCCGCCCGGGACGGGCAGCGACAAGGAATGGCAGCTGATCGCACAGGGACGGAAGAACCATGCAGAGCATTGAAGAACTGGTCACGGCGCTGCGCGTCGAGCTGGGCCTACAGCCGGACGACGATTCGCAGGACGACTGGATCACGGCGCGAACGAACGCAGCGCTTGCGTCGATCCGCCGCTACTGCCGCCGCTGGCTGTGGCCTGCCAGTCAGTTCCGCGATTCGTTCGTCATGACCGACCGCTGGGCGTGCGATCGCTGCGGCGGCGCCGTCATGTCGCTGGCGGAAATCCCGGTTCAGCAGCTGCTGTCCATCGTGGACAACGGCGCGCCGCAGGACGTGACGGAATTCGAAGTCCTGCCGTCGGGGCGACTGTTCCGGCGCAACGGATCGAATCTGGTTCCGACGATCGCGTTCGGGACCGACGTCGTTGACTACGTCGCCGGTTACGTCGATCTGCCCGACGACCTTTTTGAAGCAATCAGCGGCATGGTTCAAAAGGCCTGGTCGCAGTCGCCGCAGGGAATGAACGACGCGCTGCGCAACGCAGACAAGGTGACGATTTTCGACGTCGGGTCCGTCGAGCTGACCGGAAGCGGCGGCGTGTTCTATGAAGGCAGCGTGAAGGGCTGGACGAATCCCGTCTTCGGCCCATGGGTCGCCGTGCTGGAACCGTACCGGGACTACTCGCGCGGCGTAGGCCTTCCGGTTTCACGTGAATCAATTTTCGTCGGCGCCGCGCCCGCGACCGCTGCAAAGAAAGCTGCTGCATGACGACCAACGCAAGCGGCATGCCCTGCCGCCGCTGCGGCGGGGACGTGACGCGCTGCGGATGCTTTGGCGCACGCTTCGGCCTTCCGCTGCAGCGCTGCACGTCGCCGTGCAAATGGCCGCGCTGCAGCTGTCCCGTCGATCTGGTCTATACCGAGCGCTACAAGGAAGGCGGGCTGAAGCGATGACGGCGATCGCGATCTGCGCCGCCCTGGCGATCATCGTCGTCGCCTGCACGGTGACAGTGATCAACGTCGATACGGCGCCGCAGCAGCGCTGCGATCAGGAAATGTCGATCGAGGTTTTCGGCGGCGTCGTTCTGCACGCGTGCGAAAACGAGCTGGACCGCGACGGGAAGCTGACGCCGTGACGACGTCGCTATTCCGCCAGCTGACGTCCGATATGTGCGACCTGATCGGGCGCCCCATGACGCTGAAGCGCGGCGCGACCGAAGTCGCCTTTAACGGCGTGCTGCGCGGGCTGCGTCCTGAAGAACTGGTGAACTCAGCCGATCAGGGGACGCTGGAATGCGTGATCCCGGCGAAGCAGATGACGTCCATCGTCCCGAAGAAATTCGACCGCATCGCAGCGGGCGGACGCGAATTCACGATCCAGTTTGTCCGCGAGTGCTACGACGGCGCCGAGCTGTCCGCCTATAAGGCGCGCGTCCTTGGCTAGCGCGCCCGTCCGCGATGCGTTCCGCGCCGCGCTCGCCGCGCTGGCGTCGCTTCCCTACGTCGAGACTCTGAACGCATGGCCGACCTTCCTTGAAGGACCTGGCGCCGCGCCGGATGCGCCGCCGCTATGGACGACGCTTTCGTTCCCGCAGGGGAACACGGAACGCCGGTCGATCGGCGCCGAGCCTGCGTGCTGGCGCGAAGACGGCGTCGCGAACATTCACGTCATAGGCCTTGCGGGCAAAGGCGACGCCGACGTGATGGCGGCATGCGAACAGGTCCGCGACGCGCTATGGGCGCGACAGCTGACGCCGGAAATCCGGGTCGATGGAATCGATCCGCCTTTCCATCGCGAACCGGATGACGGGAACTGGTTCGAAGCGATCGTCCCCGTCGTTTACCGCTACGACTTTTTCAGATGAAAGGGGAAGCGCATGACTGCTGCAGCTGACGGTCTAAGACTCGCGTTCGGGAAGGAAGCAGGCACGCCGCCAGTCCTGCCGGACCCGCCCGTTTTCCAGCTCGCGCGGATCACAAGCGAAAACATCGCGCTGACGCCGCAAGTCACGAATTCGAACGAACTCGACCCGTCGGGACAGGTCCGCGATTCGATCCTGACCGGCGCGACCAGCGGCGGCGCCGTCAACTATGAGGTTTCGCATAACCCCTGGCTGGAAGAAATGTTCAGCGCGGTCATGCGCAACGACTGGGGCGTCGGCAATTACGACGGCGTCGCGACGACGCCGAATCAGCTGATCGTCGCGCAGCTGCTGAAGTTCTACACGATCGAAAAGCGCTTCACGCTTCCGGGGTCCGTCTTCACCTATCACCGCTTCCGCAATAGCTGCGTCGCGCAGCTGCAAGTCACGATCGCGCCCGGGAACCCGATCGTCGGTTCGCTGAACGTGTCGGGCGGACCGATGGACGATCCCGACGACGCCGAAATTGCGGGCGCGACCTACAACAGCGCGGGCAGCGAACCCGTCATGACGGCGCCGCTGGTCACGGAACTGACGATCGACGCCGGGACCGTGTCGGCGCGATGCCTGTCGGAATTCGTTATCAACATGAACAGCAACGTCCGGGGGATTCAGTGCATCGGGTCGCTGGGCGAGCGCGAAAAGGTGCTGGGGCGCTGGGAAGCGACGCTGTCGGGGAACGTCTATTTCGCGTCCGACGATCTGCTGCAGCATCTGCTGGATCAGGACACGTTCCCGGTCACGGTGAAGATCACGGACAGCGCAGGCGAGTCCTACACGTTCACCTTCCCGAAATGCAAGGTCACGGCGGCGCCGGTCACGGCGGGCGGCGGCACGAACAGCGACGTTGTCGTCGCGCTGGCGATGACGGCTTTGTACGACGAAGGCAAAGGTTCGACGCTGCTGCTAGAGCGCAGCAGCGCGGCAGTTGCGGCGGCGATCGCAGCAGCAGCGCAACCGCAGCCGGTCGCTGCATAAGCGCGGCATGGCACGGCGCGCCCTGGCTTGGCGAGGCGATGCGCGGCGAGGCATGGCTGGGCGTCGCATGGCGAGGCGATGCGCGGCGGGGCACGGCACGGCAGGGCGAGGTCCGGCGCGGCTAGGCAGGGCAGTGCAGGGATTGGCAGGGCGATGCACGGCATGGCAAGGCGGGGCGCAGCGTGGCAAGGCGTGGCGCGGTCTGGCGCGGCAAGGTCTGGCGACGCGCGGCAAGGCGCGGCAAGGCGTGGTCCGGCAGGGCAGCGCGGGGCATGGCGAGGTCCGGCAAGGCTGGGCGCGGCAAGGCGAGGTTGTTTTTCTTCCAACGTAAACCGGAGGGACTTAAAGCGTGAAAACAGTTCAAGTCGAAATCCGAGGGACGACGCCGCTGCTGATTCATCGATTCAGCGAGGAAGCGGAACAGGTGAAGGCGACGCGGCGCATCGAAGCGACGACGCGCGATCCGCGAGCTGAAGCGGAAAAGGTCGTCTATAAAAACTCGCGCGGCGAATATTTCTTCAGCGCTGCTGCGATCCCGAACGCGATGTCGGCAGCCGGGGCGAATCACAAGGCGCGCGGAACGCGGAAGACGCTGCGCTTTGTCGTGCCGTCCGCCGTGCGCTCGCCGAGCGATGTCATCGTGATCCTTAACGGCAGCGGACCCGCCGACCATTTCGAAGTCGATGCGCGTCCGGTCACGATCCCAGCGAAGGGGCGCGTTATGCGCTATCGCCCGCGCTTTGATGACTGGGGCGCACGTTTCCCCCTGGTAGTGAATGACGATCTGCTGTCGCTCGAAATGGCGCAGCAGCTGCTGACCGAAGCAGGGGTCGGCGTCGGGATTGGCGATTTCCGTCCGGAAAAGCGTGGACCGTTCGGGACGTTCCGCGTCGTCAACTGGAAAGAAAGCTGATGGATTTCGACCGAGCATTCGGCGCCGATGACGCGCTGATGACGCAGGGCGTGGACGTGCGTTTCGGCGCCGACTGCTGGATCACGCTGCGGCATGCAGGACCGACAAACCGCGCCTATCAGGCTGCGCTGACCGATCGCGTCGCGAAGAACTGGTCTGCGTTCAATGGCAACGGTCACGATCGACTGGCCGAACAGGAACGCATCGCGCAGGAAGTCTATGCGGACCTGATCGTCGTCAGCTGGCGCGGGGTCGAGCTGAAGGGGGCGGCGCTTCCCTACAACCGCGACAACGTGCTGAAGCTGCTGCGCGCCTATCCCGTCGTATGGGAACGCGTGCAGGCCGAAGCGTCGCGACTTTCGAACTTCCAAAAGGAGGCGAGCGACGCCGCGGGAAAGTCGTAGGCGCGTTCATTTGCTGGTGGATCGAATGGGGCGAACACTTCGACAAGCTGAACGCGATGCGCGCGCAGGGACTCACGGTCGCTGCGCTCGATCGGATGCCGCAGCTCGCGCCATGGCATGCGTCGATCGTGCGGGCGCACAACGATTTGCGGGGCGATCGTTCCTTCAGCGGCGCGCTGTCCTGGTCCGCGTGCATGCGCTACGCGCGCGCGGTCGGACTCGACGGGTTCTGGCTGTACGACGTGCTGCAAAACGTGGACGCGGAAGTTAGCGAATGGCAAGCGCGCAAATCAACTTCCCCGCCGTCCCTTCCGGCATCACGCTTGAAAAGTAC